CTTAAAGGGGTTCCTTCCCCCCCACTCGTCACTAGTTGTACTCAATATACATTGGTGACGCGCCCGGCGCTAAATAGTTGTAAGCTGCCTGGGCTCCAAGCCTCGCAATCACTGGCATCCCCTCAGATTTGAAGGCTTGCCAAGCGCTGTTCTTTGCTTTGTTCGCCAGGGATGATGCGCCGCTGGCTATTCGCTTCGACCAAGATGGATCTGCGTTGTCCAACGAGGCAACCATTAGCTGCGTGCTTGGAACAGGCAGTGATCTTGGAATTACACCCGTTAAACCGGCTGTGATCTCAGGTCTCCACTCGATAGTCTTGACAAACTCAAGGACTAGGTGGTCCACGAACCCGGGTTGCGCGCCCCGCCAAGCAAATCCAATCACCTTGGGTGCAAGGGTTGAAACTGTGGCGGATGCGGCTGTCTTTCGTGCGGTTCCGGATCCTGTAGGTACTCCTGCATCAAAACACGCATCCGAGTAATCCGGGTTTTGTTGCCATGTGGCGAGTGCGGGGCCGCTGGTTCGAAATCGGTCTGTCCCCGTGGCCTCGTCTGGCCGGAACAGTACCTCGTACGTGTCCAGGCCCAACCTCTCGGTCTTGGTGGCCCGGTTAAAGAAGTCGTTGACGCTTGGTAAATTGGTCAACAAGTCGTTTATGTTGTAATTGTCGATCCAAGCGATCTGCCCAGCGGACTCGGTCACCTTGCCGGTGTACGTCAGTCTCATGCACGCTGAAAGCGTACGTGCGTCTGCACAAATTCCGGCCTTCACGAAGCCCGCAGATGGGTCCTCAATGCTAGCCCCGGACGCGCTCTCGAACGAGCCGACGCCCAAAGGACTGGAGAGGGAGTTCACAAGTTGCGTACTCGGGGATGGTAGTACCATGTGCATCAGGTTGAAGCCGCCTAAACCATCGTTGTGGAACGATGGGACCCAAATACATATACCGCACGTGTCGGTTGTTTCCTCACCAACGCTAGTTAGGTTGGATTTGGTACGTGCGGAAAGGCCCTCCACGGATCCGTAAATCCCTGGTGTGACCGGACCGTGACAAGGGTCTGCCACGCCATGTACAAGCGAGCGGACAAGGCTGTTGCCCGCGGGTCGCCGTTTCTTGACGGCCTTCCTCTTCTGAGGGTAGGTTGGCCGACGCATAGTGGTGCGTGGCCGTCTTGTGGTATATTTCTTACGTTGTGTAGTCATTCCCCCAGGCGATAGAACTCGGGTGTAAATGGGTTCCGTACTGCCCACTGATCTGTGTCAAGATCACACACCAAGTCTTCGTCGCCAAGGAGACTGAATTCCCAGCTATCTAGCATTTCCTCCATCTGTATCTGCTTGTGCGCTGGTACGCCGTAGGCAAGAAAGAAGGAATGCCTCGCAGTATCCGTTATGGGCTGCGGGTCGCGCTTGGCCAACTGCTTCATGTTGAAGGATTTCAACTCGTTATGTACTCGGTAGTACATACTGTCGATTGAGTCCATCTTCAGAAACTCGTCAGTTAGCGAATTGCGCATGAGCGCTATTGCGTAAGATTGAAGCACGGGGATCCCCATGTTTAGGATCAACTCGGCTAGTCCCACTGTATTAACTAGCTTACTGCGTGCTTTGAAAGATTGTTCGAGATATTTGTTGCCGCCTATAGCTCCGCTCATCACTTTGGCGGGGTTACGGACAAACTTGTATTTACCTGGCTGGTACTCGATGGGCCTTCCTTGGCACCACTCTGTCCCCTCCATGGTTCTGGACACGTTATCAACGGTGATCTCGTGCCCGAACTCAAGAAATACTGGGCCAATTAGCTCCAGCATCAACTGTAAATTCTCCTCCTCAATAATGACGATCGCGTCGTCGCCATCATCCAACAAGTCCCAGGTTAGCCTCCCCACTCTCTTGGCCATATAGTTTGTCATAAATGTACTTACCATACAGACCATGAGGAAGCAATTCCCGAGGCCGGTGTTCATGTCACCCGACATTCGCTTACCCTGAGCCACGTATTTGTAACCCTTGCTGGTTGTCCCGTAGTTGTTCAGCTGCCAACTTAGCAGCCTAGCAAACTCGGGGGAGGTGTTTGCGCGTGTATAGAACGCATGCTCTACCTCGAGCAGCTCTCTGGAGCAGTGCTGGTCAAACCGCTTGGCATCAATGGATACCATTACGGGATTACTGAAAGCACGCATCTTTTGACGGAGCAGTGTTGCTCGACGCCGACTACAGAGGCCCTTTCCGATGCACCGTGTGGGTGGCAAGTACTTGCCGTCCCCGACTAGGCGGTAAAGCGCATGCTCGATGGGTTTGAGGAACCTCCCCACGGCAACGCAGTATTCAGCAGACCTGAACTGGATCGCACGCGGATCGGGATTCGGCTTGGCCGGATCTATTTTACCCTTCTCGAACTTGATGAAGCACTTCACCTTGGCCTTTGAGCGTGGCACGCTGCCTGAGCTGAGGATGTTCTCTGCTGCCCGGCTGTACCTTGCCAGCTTGGCACCGCTGTATTGCTGGGGAAACTCACGTATCCCTAGCTCGCGGTGCATACCAAACTTGCGGCTCATCTTACGACCGGTGCGTCGTAAGGCCTCTAGGCCCGCCCTCGTGGGGGCGGGTACAGCCCCAAGAACTCTTTCTCTCAGGGCTGTCAGTTGATTATGTGAGCAATCAAAATGGGCAAATGTACGGTATGTACCCATAATGCTCGGCACAGCAACACGCACCCAGCGTGTTCTGTGCTCGTCCCCAGTCCCTTTCTTGTATGCTGTGATCTTGCAGCCGGGAGCCAACTGCTTAAACTCCCTATTTTTCACATAGCTGCACACACAAGGTAAGGTAACTGGGCACCCCTACTTGGTGGGTATAGCCCCCCCGCCAGGGAGCTCACCCTTAGACGAGAACCCGAACATGCTCCACATATCCCGGTTTCGTTCCACAAGTTGGAATTTCTCCGTGGACGCACTCTCCATAGGAGTGGTCCTCATGCACGCTTCCACCACCAGCGTCAACTGGCTCAGCTTCATCGCTGGGTCCCAGG